CATTGACTATCCATTTTCTGGGTATACAGCAAACTACTCATATCCAAATTTTGCAAAATGGGAACAAGGAAGTTTTGATAATTTAACAACAAGCTCACAATCTTTGTCTACACCACAATACTCTTTGCCAAATATATCTATTCAAGGAAAAACACTATTAGAACTTTATGCGGACAATAAAGAAATTCAAGATGAACAAGATAACTTTATTACATTTAGGCCAAATAACTCCTGGAGTAATATTCACTCTTATTTTAATTTTAACAGCTTTAATGTTATAAACAATGAACCAATAGCAATATATGGCATATTTAGTTCAGAAAACATGCTATCTAGAGAAACACTATTTACAATCTACAACTCAATTACAAAAAATTATTTTTCTGCAACAAAAGAAGATGACCACGTAAACTATTCTCTTTTCTATAATGGAGAACAAGAAACAATATATGATGATTTTGTTTATCAAAGTTTTTATGATGATGAAGGATTAATTATTGATGCTGGAACTTATAATACAGCATTTTGGGATAACACAATAGAAGGTGGAACTCCAACGACTGTATTTGCTGGAATAGTTCCTGGAGAAAAATATATTGCTGGAATAAATATTGAAAAAATGGTTAATTTTTTTGGTGGCAATGTTGCATCATTTTTTGGAAACAAAAATGGATTAGAAATATATGTAGGCGGGGATAATAATCCAAATAACTCTTTTACGGGCAATATTTATAAGTTTGGAATATCAAGTAAAGTAAATGAAAAATTAATTAAAGATAATTTTAATAGTGAAGGAATAGCAATTAGTTCTTCAGTAAATGAAATGAATGATCACATTGCAAGCTACACTTTGGCTTCATTTGAAAGATATGGAAACTATTTTCTTGATATTAATTCTTATGGATACTGGGAAGACTATATGCCACTATCTTATTTTGCAAAATATGTTACAAACTCTAAGGGAAAAAGTTATTATGACCTTGACTTTTTACAGTTTAATATAGACATACCTTCACCTTCTGTTACCTCAGAGCTTGAAGAAGTGTCAAGTTGGACATATTTAGAATTAAAGAATGAATACTTATTTCCAATACAAAAAAATTATGGTCAACTTGATAACTTTTTGTTAACTAATTGGGAAGACTATGCAGATCTTCAAAATAAATCAATTTCTACTTACAAATATGATACATCAAATTCAACAATAAAAACATATATAAGTTTTCAGTATATTCAAGATGGAGCAAATAATCTAGATTCTTTTTTTACATTAGTTGAACCAATACAAGATAGTTTAGTTATTGACATTGATTCTTTTGAAAACTGGGAAACAACAAAATTTGAAGTAGTAAATGATACAATAATTTACCCAAGCAAAAAAATTGACTTTAATGAAATTGCAATTGTCTATCATCTTGAATTTAACTCAATTGCAATTAATAAAAATCCAGTATCTATTAAAAAATTAGAAATTGCATCTCAAGCACTCAATGATAATTCATTTAATCCAGTTGGAACTAGATTTGGACAAAACATTTTTCCTTTTAAAAAATCTGGAGTCTATTATGATTATAAATCAAAAAATCCATTTAACATTTATAAAGGAAGCACTCCGTATCTTTATTTAACTAGGGATTCAGGAATTAAAGTAAGCGGAGAAACTAGCCCACAAACCAGTCGTGGAATATCTATTCCAATCAATAGCTCACTAGCACAAGACTATAAAATAAATGCAGTACAACTTTGGTTGAGATATGACAGCTTGTTTTTTTCATTAGAAGAAAAAAACTTATTTGAAATAAACTATAAAGGAGACACCATAAAGTTTTATGTTTCTTCTGATAACATTAATGGAACACGTGGAAAAATTGTTGCAAGAAGCGAGTTAACAAATCAAGAATATCAAGGAATTTCTTATTTTTGGAACGGTAATTTAGTAAGAGAGCCAAGAATAACCAAAAATGAGTGGGGAGTTTTAGCCATTGCTTTTCCAGAATCTCTTAACTTTAACTCATATCTGGGAAATATTAATTTAACTGGATCAGCCTTATTTAACAATATATCTTATTATCAATCTACAGGAATTCAAACAATCCAAAAATCTATAAATCGCCCATGGTCAAGGGTAAAAAATGATGGAGAAAATGAATTAGACTGGCAGTATTGGCTTGATAACTATACCTGGAATGGACTTCTTGTATTGTCTACCGTAGATCTTTATGGCTCAAATCCAATTGAAATTTATAAAACCTACATAGGAACCAATAAGATTATTATTGATGATAATCAAGGAATGTCGCTTGACTCTGTAAAAATAAAGGTATATAACGACACATCTTGGCAGGTTCAGGTTAAGGTACCAGTGTAATATGGTATACTAAAGTTTATGAAATCATTAATTGATCCAGAAACTGGCGAACCTCTTGTAAAAAATGTACGTAGGCAGGTTATTGAAAAAAAATATAACTGGGGACTATATGTATACAAAAAATCAAACGGTAAATGGTTTACAGATGGACAAGGAAATGTTTTAAACATAGAGTCAATGCGTAATGATTTGGCAAAGATATCAGAATTAAAGCAAGCAGCAAAATACTACGGAGACGATGGAGACGGAGAAGCAGTCTTTGTCCCTGGACTTACAAGAATTGATGATGAAGAGCACTCTGTTCAATTAGACAGAATGAAGTCTGGACTTATTCCATCTATGAATGACTTAGGTGCTTGGCATGCTGCTCAGCAAACATTAAATAAATCAGGTAAGGATGCTTTTGATGAGTGACGATTACAACAACGACTATATTCAAGCAAGACTTGGAACAACAGAAAAACAAGAAAATCCATTTAAAGATAGCGATCCATTTAATAAGTCTTGGGATGAACTAAAAGGTTTAGGCGGTATACAAGAAAACTTTAAGCGTCGTGTAACAAGACAAGTAAACAAAGCATCAAATGCTAGTGGATACCTTGCTACAAATGCAAACATTGATTTATTGTCAACATCATATCTTGACTCCGCCAACGCAGATCCAAAAGGCATTAATGAAACAGGATCAAAAGCTATTAATCCTGGACTTGTTTATAGAAATGGATATGGACTATTTGATGTAATTACTCCACCATATAACCTATATGAGCTTGCTAATTTTTATGATACATCTTTTGCTAACCATGCTGCCATTGATGCAAAAGTAGAAAATGTTGTAGGACTTGGATATCGTTTTGATGTAACAGATAGAACAAGCCTAAGCCTTGAGTCAAATGATAATGCAGATGCTGTTGGCCGTGCTCGTAAAAGAATTGAACGTGCAAAGCTTGAATTGCGTGACTGGCTTGAGTCTCTTAATGATGACGATAGTTTTACAAGAACAATGGAAAAGGTTTTTACAGACCTACAATCTACTGGAAATGGTTATCTAGAAATTGGTAGAACTGTTGCTGGAGAAATTGGATACGTTGGTCACATTCCTTCAATTACAATGAGAGTTCGTAGACTTCGTGATGGATTTGTTCAGATCATTGGGCCAAAGGTTGTTTATTTTAAAAACTTTGGAGCAAAAAATTCTAATCCTCTTACAGAAGATAATCGTCCAAACGAGATTATTCATTTTAAAGATTATTCTCCATTAAATACTTATTATGGAGTACCAGACATTGTTGCAGCATTTCCATCACTAATTGGAGATCAACTTGCATCACAATACAACATTGATTACTTTGAAAATAAAGCTGTTCCAAGATATGTAATTACTTTAAAGGGTGCCAAGCTTTCATCAGATGCAGAAGATAAAATGTTCCGTTTCTTGCAGACTGGACTAAAAGCTCAATCACATAGAACTCTGTACATACCACTTCCTGGAGACAATGACAACAATAAAGTTGAATTTAAAATGGATCCAATTGAAAATGGTATTCAAGATGGATCATTTAAAGAGTATCGTAAACAAAATAGAGATGATATTTTAATTGCACATCAGGTTCCAATTTCTAAACTTGGAGGCTCAGAGTCTGGAGCAACAGCTGGATCTTTAGCCCAAGACCGTACATTTAAAGAGCAAGTATCTCGCCCAGCACAACAAGATCTTGAAAAAATAATCAACAAAATAATTAAAGAAAAAACAGATATATTAGAGTTTAGGTTTAATGAACTTACTCTTACAGATGAAATTGCTCAGTCTCAAATTCTTGAACGGTATGTAAAGAATCAAATAATGCTTCCTAACGAAGCAAGAGAAATTCTTGATTTACCACAAGCTGAGCATGGAGATGAACCTTTAGAGTTAAGCCCAAGGCAAGCAGCTGACTCAAGAGCTAACTCTGGAAAAACAAGGGCACGGGATGCAGAAAGATCAAACAATGCATCAGACAGTACTACAACCGTATCTGGAAGAAATCCAAAGGGTGAAGGTAGATCATCTCAATAGTTGAGAAAACCCTATAAATGTTTGGTATAATAGAATACACAATGAATACAAATAAGGCATTTTGGACAACTGATGGTGACAAAGTTCGCTTGTCAATGCCCTTTGGAAAAGTAGACCAAGAACGCAGAATAGTCTCAGGCTTTGCATCACTAGACAACATTGATAAGCAAGATGACATAGTAACCACAGAAGCATCTATGGAAGCTTTTTCTAGATTCCGTGGAAATATTCGTGAAATGCATCAACCTTCAGCTGTTGGAAAAATGCTTAACTTTAAAGAAGAAAAATACTTTGATCCAGATGCAAAGAAATTTTATAAAGGAATTTATGTTTCTACCTACATTTCCAAGGGTGCACAGGATGCATGGGAAAAAGTTCTTGATGGAACATACACTGGTTTTTCTATTGGTGGAAGAATGAACAAGTGGGATGATGCATACAATGAAGAACTTGATAAAACAATTAGAGTTATTAAACAATACGATTTAGTAGAACTATCTTTAGTAGATTCACCAGCAAATCAATTTGCAAGCATTGTTTCAGTTGAAAAAGTTGACGGTGTTGATGTAATTAAAGGTGATGGAATGGATACTATTATTGAGAACGTATTCTATGATAAGGACAATGGAATTGTTTTAACTTCTGAAGAAGAAAAACAACTTAGTCCAATCTCTGGTGAAGAAATGAAGAATATTGGTTTTGTAGAAAAGTCAGATAAAGATAAAGTAGACATGATAAAATTCTTAGTTGATAGTGCTAAAGGCATAGATTCTTCTAAGATTAACAAGGAGGTAAGTCCTATGACAGAAGATACAACAGCAGTCGCAGAAGCACCAGTTGCAGAAGCAGAAGTAAGCGTATCAGCAGAGGTCACTCCAGAGGCACAGCCAGTAGCAGAGAAGGCATTGGATGTAGAGACAGCAGTTGCAGAAGTTGCACCTGAAGTTGAAACAACTAAAGCTGACGAAGTTGCGGATGATAGTGCTACATCTTCACCAGAAGATGCAACACAGGCTCCAGCAGAAGAAGCATCAGAAGATGCTGAAAAGGCTGATCAAGTAATTGTAAACGCAATTACAGAGATTAAAGAGTCTGTTACTAATGCCTTTGGCGATCTAACAGCAACAATTAAATCACTTAGTGATGAAGTTGCGAACATGAAGAAGTCTCTTGATGCAACAACAACTGATGTTGATCAAATTAAGGGAACCTTTAATGAAATTGGCAAGCGAGTAGATCTAGTAGAGCTAGACACCGCTTTCCGCAAGTCTGGCGATCTAGGCGAGATCGTGCAGGAGCCAGTAATGGTTCAAAAATCCCTATGGGGCGGACGTTTCCTCAAATTCTCCGACCTATACAACTAACATAAAATCACTAGGAGGTGAACAATATGTCAGAAGATATCGTAAAGAACTATCCAGGTTCTCCAACAGTAAGCCACGCTCACAGCGGTGATGGTGCATTTGCTTCAGGAAGCTCAGCTAACGCTGCAATTCCAGTCGCAGGACGCACAGGAACTATGGGCAATATTGCTACAGCAAATTTAGGAGTACTAGATGGTCCTAACGCAGTAAATCCATCAGGTACACCTGGTGGTATCTTGCTACCTGAGCAAGCCCGTCGCTTCATTGATTATGTGTGGGATGCTACAGTTCTCGCTA